ACATTTTTCGGATGTTGTACACTATTATATATCATCAAACGGAAGTGTATTTTGCTTGGGCAAATAATTTAATTCCCTCGCCTCTACTTCCAACTTATCACGGATAGCTGTGGAGACATATTTCTTTATTTCTTCGATATCAATAAAGTTTTTCTCACAAATACCAATGATAGCATCCATGTATGAAACACGATCCTTAATGACGGTTTCCTCTATTAGTTTTGAAAATTTCTGTTTATTTAAAAACTGACTTTCAAGGGTCATAACTTACCTTTATTCATTTACTATGGCTATGGCAATACCGGCTAGCCATGCGATAACTATTATTTCCAATATCATACCATATACTCCACATTGGTTACATTCGCCCAACGAAAGCTTCTCCAACCTTGGGCGTTAATATCCCATACTGAACAGACGTCGGCATTTTCTTTCTTGGCTTTAACCATCTCACCTTCAGCAAGTGCCTTTGGCGCTGGCGCTGGTGGTACTACCGAGGGGTCGAGTGTACAGGTCATAACACGTACATCACCACTTACTTTTGTAAAGGTAACAACTGCCTCTTGCTCTTTTAAGAGATCTTTCAACCACTGACGGCCTTCTGGTATATCCAATTGAACCATATCTAATCGAACCATTTGTTTTTCCATTTTACTTCCTTTCACCCCAGCAGTAGCCGGTTCCTTTAATGTTTAATTCCTTATACTGTGTATCAATATACTCCAGTGCCATTTCACAGTGTTCCCGTGTAATGAAGGTATCCATTACAATGGGTTTGTTCAACGGCGCACCGGTTGATTCAATCATATAAATTAAAATCCACGTTGCCATAATTAATCCCACAATGCTCGGTAATACTTGCCAAAGAGTCGGTAACCATTATCGACGCGTTTATTATCATCAGCAGCAATCCATACCTTATCGTCGTCATTGAGAATACTAAAGGCATATATCATTTCATCCAACACCCAATCCCAACGAGCTTCTTCAATTGTAATGTGTTCTGGGTTACACACCTCATAGTCAAATAGTTGCATCTGACCACCAAAAAAGTATTCCTCAGCAGTGTCAACTGCTCGTAGGTTTTCCGGAACATCTTCAAGATCAATTCCAGTAGGATATCCATGCTTCGTAGCTTTCAACTGCACTAACATTGGATGCACTATCTTGGCTAGTGTGTTATCCATAGACCATGTATCATACGGATCGATGTGGATTACTTCCTTACGAGTGTCGGTCTTTTGCCACCATTGCATCAGTCTGTATAACCAAGTCTCTGATCGCTCATCTTTTTTAAAGATATCAGAGACTGTTGTGTATGGTACCCATTTACCATGAGCAATAAAATCACCCAAGGTCATAATGATATCATCATCCTTGTCTTTCCAGAAAAGGATCTTCTCAGCCAACTGATATGGACCAAACCAATTTTTATAGGGACCTAATTCGATTTTCATAATAGTATTATAACACAAAATTGAGCAAAAGTAAACACTTTAATATTCTTCAGTTTCTATGTCTATTAAAAGTTTGCTATAAAAGAGTAACAACTCCTTATTACTCCACTGATTCCATGGTTTAATATCATAGTTAATCTGACTGTATGGCATCAACTTTATTATTGCCTCGATTACTAAATTACGCATTTATTACTTGCATACTACCGTCACGTACGACATAGACTGTTTCACACCCATTGGAACGAATGTACGCTCGGCCGCCATCAATCATATTACCGTTATTAAAACTTTTATAATCATGATGACTTTGACTATACTCTAATTGACCCGCATCATTTTCCACAACACCAAACTCTAGTTCTTCAACGTTGTCTGCGTTGCAGATCATTACATCTCCATTATAAGTGTACAGCCCAAAATAACGATTGCCAAACTCAGGATGAGGGGATTCCCTAAAGAAAATATCAACAGGGTGATTGCTAACGCGAAGGTCAGTGGTACAGATATACGTGATAGGAACGTTGTCTTTTTCTTCATAGTGTTTAATTGCTTTTTCTATATCTAAAATTGGATAGTGTTTAATCATCATACTGGTTTCAGTGACGACCTTTGCCACAACATCAATGTCTGTTTGGCGTGGAATCTCAATACGCACCCATTCTTTGCCTTGTTTTTGCAGGAGGAATGGCTTTGTTACCTTATGTTCGTTCATAATTTTTCTCCTACTTCAAATCCGCGGAATGTTTTAAAGCGTGGAAAGCGCAGGCTGTAAGTGCCGTCTTGATTTTGGGTTACAGCATCTGCCCGAACTTCAACAAGCTGATTAACAACAGAATCCCTATCAGTCCAAAAAGTGGATCGTTGCTCATCCGTAAAACCACTGCCCACATTGACAAGTATATCCTTGCCGTCATCTTGTCCAGCGCATACAAAAGCCCCAAGTCGTCCTTCATTCCGTCCAGTTCCTTCTTCTAGCTCGGTAATACTTAATGTTACTTCAATAAATGGTTTGGCTTTGAGCCAAGCGTGGCTGCGTTTGCACTCATAGGGTGCATCAACATCCTTGATCATAACACCCTCATATCCACCGTCTACAGCCGCTTTATTCAGCTCTACAAAGCGTTTGTTGCCTTCAGGTGTGTCTAAGTCTACAGTTTCCCACTCAAGTGCTTGTACGTGCTTTAAAATGTCCTTGTGATCTTCTACCCAATGCTTAGTAATTTCACTGCGGAAACTCTGTGGCTTATCCCATACACCGTTCTTGAAACAACCCAACGGAATGGTGTCAAACAAATGTAGTACAGCATCACTATTTTGGACAGTGTCCTTGCGATGCACTTGCTTCATAAGGTCTTGAAAGTTTGCACTCATTACTTCGCCGTCCAAAACCAAAGGATAAGGCACAGGGTAGTCCTTGATCACTGCTTCAAGTTCTGCAATGATGTGTCCAAAGTTGTGAAACTGTTTTCCGTTGCGGCTAAACATTTCTACTTTATTACCTTGGATAATTGTAATAACACGTACACCATCCAATTTGATTTCAATCTGCTTTACACCAGTCATCTTCTTTTCGTGATTGGCGCTGTCGTGTGCAAGTTGGCAAGTGAATACTGGAACACATCCTGGTACTACTTTGTTCACAGTCTTTTCACTTACACCGCATCGCAAGTCTTTGATAAGAATACGACGATACCAATCATTCCATTGATTCTTAGTGGCAACGCTCATTGTCAATAGGATAGCATCACGAGCAGCGTGACCTGTTAGTTCACGACTAATAAGTTTGTCTGCTAAATCTTTAAACACATTCCACGACAGACCTTGTCCGTCTTCTGTTGCTTCTGGAACTTGCTTAACACCAAACGTAACCATAGCGTCAAGTGCCATTGTCACACCCTCAAAGAACTCTGGAAGACCTTCTTCGTGTGCTGCTTGAATAATTGCTTCTTTATTAAGACGACTAGGATGTGTTTCTAGTGCTCGAATAATATAGTCTGGTTGTCTTCTAAGTGGTTCGAGATTTGTCATATAAAATCCAACTCAAGTTGGAGTGAGTTAAGGCGATTCATCTCTTCTGCCTGTTGCATTAGGTACATATTATAGTACGCATCATCAATGGTATCGGTTCGATACGTTTGCCGACCGTCAATAATAATATTGAACAATCCATCAGCGGCACAGATAATTTTGTAATCAGACATTTGTATCACCTTAAATAAAATCAAATGAGAATTCATCTGGGGTTGATGCGACGATAACTGATTGACCCATCAACTCGTTGAACATCGTTTCCAACGAAGCGGCTTCACGTGCAGTGCATGTAACGAACATCGTGCCACAGAAAAATTCGGCAGCGTGGTCACGTTCCAAGACTTCGGTAACATTCTCTAAGACAATTGTTTCAAAACCCATGATTCACTCCTTGTTTGGTTGGTATGGTACTATTATACCATGACCATAGAGAATGTAAACCCCTAAATGTAATACCTTTGTTTATGAATGCGAACTATTTTCACTCTTAAACTTTAGTATTACATTTTACTTACCTAGTGCCCTCAGTAGAACGACGTCTAAGTTCAGTCTACCGTTGGGTTGTGTGGTTTTAGTGCTAAGCTTAGACCATTCAGTAGAGACGATCTTAGGCGTTTTGGTCAATACCAACTGGAGGAACTCTTCTGGTTTTCTGAGTTTGACCGTTCTACTTAGACCACCATCAAAGTTCTTAATCGAGGTACCTGAGATTTCGAACCCATTCACATCCTCTGTGACGTATTCGGTCAGCGCTCTCGTCTTGGTATTAAACGTATACAATCGGAATGCGCCAACGATCTTCACTGGATTGATTGATGCAATCTTAAACTCATTGTCTTCTTTCTTGTATTGGATCTTGGCAATCTGTTTATCAATCGCCTTAGGTTTCTTCACCTTGGGTTGCCGTACGGCTTTCGTTGCAACCTTAAGTCGGTCCAAATCATCAATCATTTGTTTACACTGATCAACACGGTGCTTGAGTTCTTTACGCGACAGATGATTATACCCCTCGACCAGTTGTTTATCTTCCTTGTCGTATGCTGCCTTATACTCAAGATAGTTTCGTTCGAGGAATGGCTTTACAAACTGAGCCGAAGAGGATGGTAGCAAGTGTGCTTTAAAACCAGCGTACATATCATATACGGCCAACTCACCGTTGTTCCATTTATCTTCCAATGCATAAAGGTCTTCAATGACTGTGTCATTTGCCTTTCGCATCTGATGGTCGCGTGGTGATAACTTATAGACATTCTCTGGTAATAACTCTTCCTGTGCTTTTTCACCAGCACGTTCTCTACCACTCTCCTTGAGTTCGTTGAGATATTTGTCCAGGCCATCGAGGTATGCTTGTACCTTTGGGTCGATGTCAAGCTTAAGTGTTGCCCAATACGCCGCTGCAGAAAAGTGTGAGTACAAGGTGAAACAGTACTCGGGATTTGCTAGAATACAGGCAGCATCTTGCTTAGAGTAATGTGTTTTAATCCAAGTCTTGAGTATCTCACCAATCGTCTTCTTTTCAAGATCAAGTTGGAAATAGTACTTCATCCGATAGAAGGTCTCGGTCGGCACTCCACGAATGCCGGTTTTAATCCTGGGTTGTACTATTCTCTTTTTTTGCGCAGCCATTATATTCTCCAATTATGTCCATGATTATATCACAACATTATGTATATGTAAACAACTAATTTTTATAGAATA